ATATTTCATTTCTATCATACCCGAAGATAATGGGTGGTCTTCAGGATATAGTAATCCTTTAGAGGGTAAAGAAACATGTTCCGTAGGGAATTTAAATTTGGGTTTTTCTTGTTTTTCCATAAATTTTTATTTATTAATAACTTTTATCATATTATAAATATGAACATACAAAAGGAGCTTGACATAGCCAAGCTCCTCTTAAAAATATTTTGAATTTCTTTATTAGAAGTTCAATACGCAATAATCCATTCCTAATACTACAGTCATATTTTGAGCTGCAGCTTCGTTATCCCAGTTATATTCTCCAAATTCACCGGATTTAATAAATGCACCTTTAAGTACCCATTCTGAAACGATGTCTCCTACAGGTCCTAATACGTTGATTGTTACATCTTTTTTATACATATCAGAATAACCATCTCTACCAGTAACTGACTCATGGTGTAAACGTACCCATTCCATTACTGCCTGAGCTCCTGATGGAGTTATCGGATCAAATAATGTCATTGTTACATCATTCCAAGATAATTTACCTTTGATTTTTCTATATGTGTTGATGTGGTTTAATTTTATTTCTTCCTGAGCAAATCCTACAGATGAAACACCTTTAATAGTATATGCCGGGATACCATCAACATACATGATAAACCTATTTTGTACTTTCGGTTCGAAAGCTGTGAAGAAAATTTCGTTGGAATCTAATATTGCCATTTTGTTTTTATTTTATTATAAATATTTAAATTTTTAAAAATTATGCAGGGAAAGTTGCTCCAGTTGGTAAAATGTTGAAATCGAGGTAAATAAATTCTGCTGTTTTAGTAGGCTGAATATAAATTTGACCAATCATTTGATTTCTGTCGATTACATCTGCGGAGTTATTACTCTCATCCATAATTACTTTAAATGCGTATAAACCTTGGTTTTGCTGTACTGTTTCTAAGTAAGGATTGACTTGGCTTATAAATGCGTTTCTTGTTGCTATTGTGTTTTGTTCAAACACTAATGTTTGAGCTGTATCTGAAATGTAGTTTTTAAGAGCAATTAACAATCGTCTAACATTTACTCTATCTAAAGCACTTGCTTTAGTTTGTAATGTTTTCTGACCGTATACTACTACTCCAGTTGCGGGGAATGAAGCAATTGGATTTACTTTTCCTGAATATAATGAATCACGTTGTGCTTGAGTTAATTTAACTTCAGGTCTAACAACTTGATCTAAACCACCTCTATTAATACCTGCTGGTGCAAACCATGGTTCAGAAACTGAATCATTAAATGCGTATACACTTGGAATTAATACTGAAGCAGGTACCCATACCAATTGACCTGAATTTGGCTCAATTACTTGTAACCAAGGCCAGTATGAAGCGGCATATGAAGTATTTCTAGCTGCTGCTTGTACAGTTGTTTGTTGAACTGTTGATCCATAATCTACCAAATCCATTACATATATGCTATCTCCTCTACCTTGAGTATTGTTAATAGCATTAGCGATTGGAGTAGCTAAAGCGGTTCCTGAATTAAATAATCCGGGTGTTGTTAGTGTGTTGAATTTATAATCATCTTGGTTAGCTAATAAACTAATCATATCCGTATAATCAGCAGCTACTAAACCTTGAGTATTTGTATCTGCAATGTTTTCATAGAAATTAACACCATTTATAATATCACCTTCACCAGCACCAAATGAACCACTTGCGTTAACGGGTATTGCCGGAGCAAATGCTGCTTTTGCAACTCCATTATTATCGAAATAATTAGGTGTTAAGAAAAGAGGATCAATTGAACTAACATAAAGGTATCTTGAATTTGATTTAAAATTACCTAATACATCAATTTGATTATTTACTGAATCATAATTTTCATACATATCACCTATTACTTTGGATACAAAGTTAGATGCTAATGGATCTAATGATAAACCTGTCCATGCTTCTAATACAATTTTATTATCTGTATTATCATCACCTCGTCTAACAAGAAGATCAAATGTACCATTTGGAACATCTGAATTTGTTACTTCCCATCTAAGGTTATCTACGGTTCCATCAAGTAATGAACCTTGTGCATCTAAAGTAGAATCACTATTATAAATGACACCATCACCTTTAGTGTTGAATGTAACTCCGTTAGTTGCATTTAATGCAGCACTACCGAATAAATCAGCGGATGAACTTGCTGGTGCGTAATTGGCGGCTGTATTTGCTACTCTTGATACTAAAAGTGTCTCACCACCATTAGAAAAGTAATTAAATGCTGTTATTGATGTAAAATATGAATATACTAAACTACCACTAGTAAGAGTAGTACCAAATATGTTTTCATATTCACTGTAAGAAGTAACAACTGTTGGTATTTCTACAGGACCTTTTACTGTAGGACCTACAATAGCGGCCGTGTTTCTAATTGGTCCTTCTGAGACAAAAGATGAATCGTTTTCTCTTGCTAATACTCCGGGAGATATTAATGTTTCTGCCATTTTATTTGAGTTATTTTTATTTTATTATAAATATGTAAGGATTTGTTAAAAATTATAATTTTACAACTTCTCCTGTTTTTATGTTAACATTTCCTTCTCCGTATTTTTCTTGCAATTTAATTGCCATATTACTTGTGGATTCGGTTATCGTTTTTAATTCTTCTATAACTTTAGATTTTTCAATTTTTATTAATTGTAAATCAAATTCTAAACTACCAAATAATTTGGTTAATTCATTTCTGCGGTCATTAAAAGATTTTATTTCAATTAATTCTTCGGGGGATAAAAACTGTTTATTCATGGTATAAATATATAAAACTTATTACTAATTTATGGCGTAATCCATCCGTGGTAAGAAACTGGTTTTGAGCATAGGGAACCACCTGCATCATAAAATTCAAGGAACGGTGTTGCTCCCCCCAGGTTCATTACTACCCCTACAATTTCGGCAACGGGTGAACTAAAGGGTGGTGCTGATATTGCTGTTACTATTATATCATCACCTAGTGTAGTAGGAACGTAACCAAAAATATTAAATAAATCAACACCTTGCCCACCAGTTACTGATGGATCCCAAAGTCCTCCAAATGCATTCATAATTTGGGTTGTTGCTCCTACTCCTGGGTCACTATTTGGAGTTGTTCTAAGTTCTAAAGTACTTCCACCTCCTCCTCCACCGTTTAAAGCATACGATGCTGTAACAGCATATGAAGACGTAACTTGTAGTGTATCGGTTGATGGTGTATAAAACATACCACCACCGGCTCCACCACCTCCTGTAGAACCTGAATCTACATATAATGTATTATAGGCACTCGCTACTGGAGCATCAGAGAATACAACTGAATATGTGCTAGGATTAACTGGATTATTAGTTATTCTAGGAAAATTAGCATTGGTAGCTGTTGTGGCAGATGTTGCTGTAGTTGCAGAAGTTGCTGTATCTGCATTCCCTGTTAAGTTACCATCAACATTTCCCTGTAAACTACCAGTCATTACTAATCCGGTAATAGTACCTGGGTTTCCTGTACCTAGGGCTGTATATAATTGTTGTACGTCTGTTGCTACAATAATATTTGCAGTACTAACATTTGAGTTATCTAAAATTGCCATTTGTTTATTTTTCGTTATAAATATTAAGAGTTCTATCAATCGATGCAATTACACGAGAAGGTTTTATTGTTTTAGTACATTCGAATTGTCTTGGGGTATCTTTATGATCAGGACACCACTCCCAATCACCTGCGTTTAACCATTCTCGATTAAAGCAACCGGTACATACATTCTCATCGTAATTAAACACACGCTCACAATCGAGGAATTCACTATAAGGTTCACTAAATCCTGATATTAGAGTCACTGGCACTCCTGATGCCCATGCTAACCAACTTAAACCACTGCCTACACCTATAAAGGCATCAGCGTGTTTGAGATCAACCATTCTATCTTCAATAGGATAATCACCAGTTTTATTGATGATTCCTGTTAAAGTACCCCCTAACTTAGAATCATGCCATTTATCACCAGAACGTTCTTTAGTAATCATTACTACTTTATATCCTTTATCTTTTAGATAATCAACTACTATTTGCCACCCTCCAGGATACAT